TAATGCACCAGTAAGTTTTGAAGAACTAATACCAGAAGCAATCTTTGCATTCGTAACTGCATTAGCAGCAATCTTTCCAGAACTGATAGTTCCATCAGCAGGAATGATTGAATTTTCCTCTAGTCCTTTGAATACGACATAGAAGTTTAATCCAACATCAGGCGCTTCTGACATTGTAAGAGTTGTTCCGTTAACGGTATAAGCATCAGTAGGTTCTTGGCGAACATTACCTACGAATACTTCAATATCGTTTGGGGAAGCAACTGCACTACTTAATGTGAATGCTGTTGTACTACCGTTTGCAGTAAAGTCTTGTTTAGTTCTTGTAGAAAAACTAGCATTTGGTGTACTTCCAAGATATGGCATAGATTACTCCCCTTATGCTTTTTCCATGAAACCAAGAACGACATCTAGTGCCGAACCAGTTCCTGCTTTTACTTTGAGAATATCTGCAGCCTCAAGAATATACTTCTGACCAGCAAGTGTCTCTAGTGTTGTGTTTGCTGGGATGGTTACACCATCTAGTAATTGAAAGTCTGCCGATGCAGAACTATCTCTGAATTGTACTTGGACTGTAACTGCACTCGTTGTCTTGTTTGCAATTGCAAGTCCTAAAATAACTGTTTGTGTTGCTGAAGGGGCAGTATATAAAGTTTGATAAGAACTATTACTTACGTTTGCCAATGCAGCATTCTTAAATGTGTTCGCCATGTTTTTTTCCTATATTATCCTAAAGCAATCGCAAGAGCAGTTGCATCATCTTCTGGGTCAAAGTTTAGTTTTGCCTTTGTGACATTACCGTCTGCAATCTTAGCAGTTAATATTGCTCCATCTGCAACACTATTTAGTGTGTTCACACCATTCAATTGAATACATTGAATGTTATTTGTTCCAGAAGGTGGAGCAGAAGTAAATGTTAATGTTGCACCAACAACTGTGTATGCATATGAAGAACCATATCTTTGATATACATTATCTACAAATACAGCAAAGTTTGAAGCATTATTTGCAGAAGGTGTTCTTGTCAACGTAAATGTTGTTGCAGAACCAGTTCCGTTGAACTCGTTGATGTGAGTTTCTGAAGTTGCAGAGGTTGGAGTAAGAACTTCATTACCAAGATAGACAATAGAAATTCTACCAGCATTATCTGGTGCTTCTGAAAATGTAATTTTTGGTTGACCAGAACTTATAGATGTTGAATAAGAAAATTCTGGTTCTTGCACGACACCATCAAGTACTACCAACAATGAAGTTGGTACTGCCATGTGGTCAAGATTGAATGCAACAGTTGAACCATCACCTGTCAATACCTGTCTGTCGAATACACCGTAACTTGGTGCTGCTCCTATATATGCCATTTAGTTTCTACCTTTAATTTCCATAATACTATTTAGTATAACAACGCAACACCCTTAATCCTAGCAATCTTACTAGAGGATTGGTTTGCAAAAATAACTTTATATCTACACTGTGTTCCAGAGGTTACAGTAACCTCACCACTCTTTGCAACTTTAGTTGTACTTGTTAAATTCGGTGCGGCGGTAAGAGTAGCATTCGTGTAATTACTACCATTGTCTGCTGATACTTGTATAACAATATCTGTATTGAGAGCATTTGTTCCAGCATTATCTTCATACATAACCACCACACTCATCTTTGTTACAGCAGAGGATGCAGTTTGAGCAGTACTTTGATAATTACCAGTTGCATTCTGAATACCATCAAAAACTGTAGAACGTGCAGCATCAGCACTGTTAGCAGTAGAAAGAGAGAACATATTTGTTCCAGTAATACTAGAACCAGCGTGACCAAATGCGAATATAAACCTACCAGCATGAGGTATATTCGTAAGTGTATAATTACTTACATCAGTTCTAACATTCGCTTGATTGCTTGATGACAAGTAATTAATATTCATTGTATCTGTTGATGCGTTATTAACAACTCTCATACCCCTTACAGTAGAAGTATTGTTTAAGTAATTGGAGACATGAAAGTTTGCATCATTAGGATTTTGTGTTGAACTACCTATATTTCCATTAGTATTATTGTTTCCATATGCAGCATCAGTAAGATTGATTGCATTTTTATATGAACTTGTTAAATTGAGTAAACCAAAGTTAGTTGGTGTTACTGTTCCATAAGTGGAAGAATTGCCCTCAATTGCAAATACGCCTGGATTTTTTCCAGCAGCAACAGAAGTGTCTGTGGTTATAATTCCAGTAAATGCTGGATAGTCGATTGCACTTACAGCACCACTAGCATTAACTGCACCGTATACATTAATTGTAAAATCTGTTGATAAGTCGAAAAGATAATTAACAATACCATAATCATAGTTACCAGACCCATGTGCAACAGAATCATTTGCCCAGTTTGTACTGTAGGAATTGCCACTATCCCAAGTAGTAAGAGTACTGTTTGCTTTACCATTAAGCATCTGTGGTTGCACTTCATTAAAGTTCTTTTCACTATAATCATAAGAAGCAACATATTCTGAAGAAGTTCTTTCTACGTTAGTTAAACCTGTAATACCAGTTGAATCTTCATACTGGTCAACGAAAGTATTTGCTAACCCCAAAGAAGACCTATTGTCTGATTGAATACTATCAAAGGCAACAATCGCCAAGTCTTGTCTAACACCTACAAACTCAGCGTCAAGTCCACTAAGTTTACTCGTTACAATACCAGCACCACTGTTTACTTTTGCATTTGTGATTGCACCATCTGCCAGTTTTGCAGTTGTGATTGCACCATCGGCAACGTCTGCAATCTGGACAGTAGTATCTGTATTAAGAAGTTCTGCAATATTTTTTGAATTACTTGGCATTAGATTTGATACCTCACCATGATTTCCGATGCATTAACTGGTGCAAAGGTTGTTGTTAGAACATTACCACTAATAGAATAGTCAGTTGTTGGTTTCAAAGCAATACCATTGTAAAATACAAAAGCATTATTTGTTGGAACACCACCGTTACTCAAAGTAAATGTAGTATCAGAACCATCACCTGTGAAACTATCGTAAACATAATCAGGGCCTCGGCGCATTACTCCACGCATACCCATGTGTTTTGCTTCAATCTCTGAACTTGCATCTGGGGCAGAAGTAAATGTTAATGTTGCACCAGATATTGCATAGTTTGTCGATACCTTCTGTAAGATACCATCTACGAAAACCATAACTGAGTTTGCAACAGTAGGGGTTTCTGTAAGAGTGAATGCAACGGTTGAACCATCACCTGTAAAAGCGTCTGTAGTAAATGTTTTTAAGTTTGCAGCAAGTTGGTCTGCACCAATTGAACCTGTAGGTGGTTTCATTGAGAATGAACCAATACCTCTATGGGTTACATATATTGTAGAGGTTGATAATACTGCACTACTAAAAGAAATTATTTTGGGAAGACTATTTGCGTCCTCGTGAATGGTGAAAGCAACATCTGGTTCTTGAACCACGTTGTCCAAAACTACCATAATGTTTTCTGCGTTTGACCCAGGCACTTCAGTGTCTAAGGCATATGCCCTAGCAAATGTTATACCACTTACAGTAATATTACCCAAATCAGAACCGAGGAAATCCTCTTTCTGAAATGCAGCAGATACTCTGTTGGGTGTTGATACTCCGATATATGCGTCAGACATTCTTGACCCCTTATGTTACATCTTGTAGAATTGATGCAACCACATCTACAGTATTTGCAGAAGCATATACTTGCAATTTATCATCACCATTCAACACAACCTTCTGTCCTGATACAACTTTCAATGCAGAACCAACTGGCACTGGAGCGTTCTTTACAATGTGAAATGCTGCGTTAGCAGAACTGTCACGAATAAGAACGGTCACCTGTACAGCAGATGTTCCTGTGTTTGCTACATCAAGTTCGATAAGGATTGAGTTACAGGCAGAACCATTGTTTGAAGTATATACGTCTGTCGGTGACGAACTATTTGTTGAAATAGAAGTCGCAAACGCATTCTTAAAATTATTAGCCATTCTTTTATCTTCCTTTGTTTAATCTATTTATACCGATTACCCAAGCGCAACTGCAAGAGCAATACCAAAACCTTCAGTTGCAATCACTCCACTACCAACTGGCATTGTAAGTGTTGTTGCGTCAGATGTTATTTGCAATCCACCTGTGCCTGTATGATTAATTATTGAGTTTGAACCATCATGGTATATTTGTAAATCGTCATGGAGGCCGAATTTAATTCGTTCACTGGCAACTCCAGTTGAGTCATCAAAGTCAATTACTGTTGGAAATAGAACTGAACTAAGTCCACTTTCTAATTCTTTAATTGCTTCAATAACATCTGTGACATTGTTACCATTTACGGTTGAAGGAAGATTAGCAATATCACCCACATCTACTGCGAGTTCATTGAATTCTACTCTCCACTCTTCAAAGGTAAAACTTGCTGGTGCGTTACGGTCTGCCATTATTTCTTATCCATCATTTGCATTAATAGAGATTTGATTTCATGCATCTCTGACTTTAGACTATTTATGTCCCTTACGGCATCTCTTAACTCATCTTTATTTTTTTGTGCCGCACGAGAACGAGATACTGCTCTTTCGTATGCAGATAAATCTGTGTTGACTATAGCGTTAGAATTAGTATCTCTACCTAAATTATTGTGGTCTTGTACTGGAATATATTCTGCCATGTTATGTCGCCAATGCAATTGCTCTTAGGTCTTTGACACGAGGAGGTTCAGAACTATTTGTTCCTTGCATTCTAATCTTGATTGCAAAGGAGATAAATTCTTGAAGACCTTCTACAGTATATTCTCTTTCGATAAAGTCATTGTTATCTACTGAAGCGTTTACTGTCGCATCTGGTAAACCATTTGTGTTGAAATATTCCCAACCAATTTCATCAAAGTCTGATGCATCGTCTGAACGAAGTATCTTATACATAACTTGGATTTCAGCACTATCAAACTTGACTGCATCCAAATATGTCTTAATAGAATTAGCAGGGGTCTTGAGTGTAACCTTACGAGTACAATATATAACCTCATTGTTATCACCGTCTGGGTCAGTCGGTAATACATAATCAGTTGTTGGGAATACATCAGATGAACTATCAATATTGTCCAATCTATTTGCAATCGCAACTACAGATTTTCTATCCAAGTCAATGACTGGAGATAGATTATCTTTAGTAGAGGTCATGGTGTAAATTACATTAAGTGATTTTGCACCTTGTAGTTCATTAGTTTCATTTACTTGAGAACAAACAATTCTTGGATTTGCAAAGTAATATGTATCCTCTAATGGTATGTCAAGTGCCTGAGACAGAGTTTGTTTAGTAAAGGAATTCTCACTACCATCTGGAGAAGTTCCACTAGTTGTTCTACACTTAACACCAAGAGATGTATCAGCAAACTCAATCGTAGGTACGAAAGGTTGGATAACATCCATTGAAGCATTCTCTGTTGCAGTTGCACTTGAACCACCAGTTGTTCCAGTAGAACCACCAGCAGTTGTTGTCACAACAGTATAAGAATCAATTCCAATATTTGCAATTGCACTATGAGTTTTATTAATCTGTGTCAAAGGAATACCGTTAATCTGATATAATTCTACTGTAGCACCACTTGAGTGAGCAGAAGCTGAACCCTCAACTCCACGAGTTAAATCCCCAGCAGAACTTCCACCTATTGTTGTTCCTGAGATTGTACCTGACATTACCTCATTACCAATCTTCACATGGACTGTTCCTGAAGTAGGCCATCCAGAAGAAGATGAAAGACTTAAACTAGTAGTGTTGTTTTGAGCAAGGACACCATTCAGTGTTGAACCAATACCAGAGGAAACTCCAGCGATTGTAACATTGTTATCTATGTCATACATATGGTGGTCACGATGTGTAACCTTTACAAGTGATTGACCATTAATAGTTCTGATTGGATTTGGGTCTAATTCTTTTACTGGAAGTACATCGTTATTCAATGTAATAGTCGCAGTCTTAGAAGTATCAAACTGAGCACGATAAAGATTGAATTTCAAATCTTCAAAGTCATATGCAGTCCAAGTAGTATTGTTCTGTGATTTGAAAAGAACACCAAGGTATGGTTGTTCTGAAACCAAACGAGAACCACCTACATCCACTTCACCCATTCGTGAAATCCATGCAAGATACTTATTTGAATCTGTTTGTAAGACGATACAATATTCTACACCATTCTTCACATAGACAGGTTCAGTAAACGAGAAGGTCGTTGCAACAGAAGCATCATCAGATATACTTACCTGTGATGGTTCAAATGTCACAGAACCAAATGGAAGAACCTTAGTTGTAGGATAACCATTTTTCATTTCTCTAATCTGACAAGTAACTGGAAGGTCATCATCTTTCTGTGAGAAGAAAGCATCTATCTTAGTAATAAACTCCCCACCGTCTGCCTGAGGCATAAACGATTGAGCAAGCGGATCCCACCAACCAACAATTCTTGGTTGAATATTGTTAGGTTGGCGCCCTCCAGCACCGGCAGTCTCATTAACACTTCTAGTTGCTACTACACCGTTTCTTGTTGCAATGAATGTCTCTTCAGTTGTAGTAAGAATACCAGTTGCAGAGTACACAGATTGAGCAAATGTTTCTGGTTCTGGTGTCTGTATATTAGTTGCAGAAGAAGTTAATCTAAACAATCTATCACCAGTTCTAAACTGAGGATTACCTCTCGTGTTAGGATTAGGTATAGCAAAGACACCTTCAATCTTACCAGCAGCAGAGGTTACTAGTTGTCCACCAGTAGAACCACCTTGTGGTGTTACATAATTAGTTACCAAAGTCTTATCAAAGAATGGATAAACTTTAGTCAAAGGTTTCATACCTGTCACACTAAAAGATACATTCTTTGCACGAATGAAAGGTATCATTGCACGAGATATTACTCTGTTACCTTGTGATTCCATATCAATCTGAGGAATAACTTGAGTACTAATACCTTGTCTAATTAGAGGCCCACCGTCAGATGTTGTGAGTACTGTTCTTCTAAGAATAGGTCTAAATGGAACAGTGCTTCTAGCACGGGCCCACGAGGTATCTCTAAAGGTTTCTGTTCTAGTGGTAACAGTACCACCCCATTGTGATTGCCATGCACCCCAAACAGTTCCGATTGCGTTTCTGTTTTGTGCTACAAGTGTATCAAAGTTACCCTCTCTATTGATGATAACGTCTGGAAGTTTTTCAACCTCAAACCACTCATCACCAGATGGAGATAATTTACATATACCTGCCCAAGCAAAGTTCAATACAGGGTTAAGATTTTCTACACGAGTTGCATACGGTTGTGATGCAGTTACCTTATGTTCGTATGGAAGTGTTAGAACATCACCAGTCCTTTGATACTGGTCATTCGTTCTTTCTGAATTTGTTGTATTTTCTTCAACAAGAGATACACCCTTCATATAATATTTTGGACGAAGTTCTCCTGCTGTCATGTCAATTGCAGCACGATAGTCTGGATGTTTTACATCACCAGTTGCATGACCCTTGAAGTTATCAACAATGATACCTGACTTAAATCTGTTAAGTCCATTTGCATCTTGAATTTCAACACCTTGTGCTTCTTTCTCAAGTAGAGATAGAGCAGTATAGTATTCGATATTGTTAATACGATTTTCAAGTTTACCAATGTCACGCATTGTGTATCTGCGATTATTAATTCTTGTATAGTCTGCATCAGCAATATCAAGAATATATGGATTCATATTAATTCTAGCAAGATGCATTGAATCATCTAAAGGTTTCGGTTCAATTGGATTCTCTGAAGGAGTACCACTTACAACTTTGAACTGACCTTGTGATGTGAGGAATAGTGAGTCGATACGTCCAACATAGAAATCAAAGTCATATTGAAAGTTTGAATTATCTTTTGGTATGTCGGTTGTAGAAGAACCTGTGCCTGAGAAGGAACGTGCTTCAAAGTTGAATGACATTGAAGTGACTTTGTTCGTTGTCTGATTTTGAATGGTCACTGTTGACGTTGTTGCATTAGCAACTCTTGGTCTGAAGTCTACAGCATCTCGCAAATCATATTCACCAGTAGGTTCTGCAACCTCTGGGTCAACACGAGTAGCAGTATAGATTGGAATATCTTTATAGTCAATTGCACTATATGAATCTACAGTAAAGAAGTCACCAGCAGCATGGTCAAAGTAATCACATACAATCAGCAATCTTCCAGTAGGAGCAATTGCAGAAGCCTTACGAACTAGTCTACCGATATCATAGAAGTTATCTCTTTGTCCTGTATCCATAACGAAATCATTTGTTATATTACGAGAACCGGCAGTAAATGTAGCTAGTGTTGCAGTAGATGAACTCTCTGAACCAGTGATAGTTTCACCTGAAGCAAAGGTAATTGAGTTCAATGTAATAAATGTAATAGGTGAGATTGGATTAATCACACGAGCGATTGCACCAGTTGTTGCACCAGTAATCAGTTCACCTTTTGTGAATGAACCACTTGCACCTGTGACTGTCCACTGTGGAAGTGTTGGGTTTGCATTTGCATCTTCTGAGTCGAATACACCGTAAAGTCTATGAACGTCTGCAACACCCAATGAAATGTCTTTGTGGTGAGCAGAAGAACCATATGCAGCGCCACCAGCAACACCATCGTTGTCAACTAAGACTTGATGCATTCTGTTTCTGGTTTTAGACTTTGAATTTACAATTGTTCTTGTAAGAGTTGCAATCAGTCTAACCTTTGCAGCGTTACCCAATAAGGCTGAAGATGTAATTGAAAGAGCGTTCGTACCAGAACCAGCGACTGTAACATTACTTGCAGAAAGGTTTATAATATCTCCAGTTGCAGCAGAACCAGCACCAGTTTTTGATACCATAAGAACGTAATCAGTATTATCAATTGCATTGAATGTTTCGTTAGACCCAGCAGAAAATGTTACAAGTCCTGATGCGTTTGAAGTACCAGCAAAAGAACGTCTAATAATAATAGAAGTATCTGATACACCAGAATTGTTTTCGGTCAGTAGGGTCTTGATGCCATTCTTCTGCAACTTACGAAGAAGAATATTTTTGTTCTGGTCAGTAATAGTTACACGTTTTCGTGTTGCACCAACTGAAGTGATGCCATTACTTAGAGTAGCAGATATTGATATAGTGTTTGCATTTGTTACAGCAGTAACTTTTCTTTCTTCTAATGCACCAGCGGCGCCTGAAGGGAATGCAACGATATCTCCAACACGAAGTTCGGATGTAAAGTCTGTTTGGAAACCATTAACAACTGTACCTGAACCAGTATATGTTACAAGTCCAGTAAGAGTAAGGTTTGAGTTAAGAATAGCATTTGCTGTAAAGTCAGCATCACCTGTGTCTGGGTCATCCATTGCAATTTGTTTAACAGCATCAAATGCGTGTTTAACAACTGCACTAATAGTAATGTCTACGTTACTACTATTCTCAAGTATCTCATCTGTTTCTGTAGAAGAGGTTGAACTAAGTTTTTCGCCAGGCGTAAATGTACCTACAACAGAACCAAGTGAAATCTTAGTTGAACTTGATGCAGAAGTTACATAACCATAAGCACCAGAGTTAACACCAGTAACCTTTGCACCAGTTACAAGTGCAGAAGGAGCGGCAGACATCGTAAGGTCTGTTAGCATACGAATGTCAAAGATGTAAAGTTTGTATTTTGAAGTTGTGACCGAAGCAGATGCCGTTGCAGCAACACTACCACCAGTATTACCTTCAGAGTGTTCAAACGCACGAGCACGAGCAAAACCAATTTGAGAACCAGCAGCAGTACCACGAGTTGCAGTCTGTGTGTCTCTAAGAGTTACAAGTCTGTATGGTTCTGCAATCTCACCAGCAATCTGTGGAGAAATTTCAGGAGCACCGTGTACAGAATCTACCAGTACAAAGTTACCAACTTCAACTGGAGTAACAGAACCATTGAAATTTTCAAAGGTTCTTGGTTTAGGCAAATCAATATATTTTGGTGCGATATTTTCAATTTCATATCCACGAACATATGCTTTGCCAGGAGATACTTGTATTGACAACAAGTCATCTGTAGCAAGTCCACCATCATCGGTAGTTGCGTTTGTAGGATATACACCGTTATTCAATCCATCATCAGCAGCTTCTCTAATATCAAACTGAAAGTCTCTAACTGTATAGTCACCAGATTCGTCATATGTTCTTCTTGCAAGAGTTTCCCCCAACACACTATACTCTGTGTTTCTTGCTTTTACTTGCATAACTCCATTGTCTACACGAATAAGTTCTACAAAGTTTTCATCTTCAATAGATGTGAGAGCAATTTTTGAAAGAGTAAGAGTGAACTTTAATCTGTGAGCACCCTTTGCATTTACGTTTGAAGTACCCTGTGCGTTATCAAGAAGGTCACCATCTTCTTCTGGTGTCTGTAAAGATTCTGCAATAGATAGTCCAACTCTATATGATGGAGTGTCTGAATATTTGTCAAGAACAATTCTTTGTGCTGCAACTCTTACAAAATGTCCACGAATAAAGTAAACACCTTCTTCAATATTTGCAGAAGAACCAATTGCAGTTGCGTTTGTAGAATTAAGTTGTGCAGAGTCTATACCTGAACCGAATGAACCGACTACTCCGTTTGCAGAAATTCTTTCACCGTTTGCAAATACAGTAGTTACATTATCAGTACCAGTTCTAATATACTTAACAAATAATGTGATTGGGTCGTTAGTAGTTGCTGCTGTAACCTTGATTACTTCTGCAACCACTCCACTAGTTGTACCTGTAATTCTCTTACCAACATAACTTTGTACGTTTGCAGAAATATCTGTACCACTTAGTGTTGAGTCAATCTTGACTGCGTAGAATTCATTCGTAAACCCAATTTCGCCTGGGATGACAACTGTTCCTTCTTTGAACATATGCCGTCCGTGTTTCTCAATTTGATTTTGGAGAATAGACTGTAGTTGAGTTAGTTCTCTTGCTTGTACGGCAAAGCCTGGACGAAAGAGAACCCTATGAAAGTCTTTGTCTTCTGCAAAGTCATCATAGTATGGTGCTACATTAAGATTGGTTTTTTCCATTTTTTAGAATTCCACTACGATTTTAATATCTTCTGTTTGGTCTGATGCACGAGAAATCGGGCGTCTGTTTTCGACATAGATTATGTCACCACTGTCTGCTTCTAACTCTGGGTTTAGATATCCAGAACCAAAAGTTACAACCGTTCCACCAGCAAGTGTTACTGCCTGTGATGCAGTTGCTGACGGTGTTGCCGCAGCACCAGAGGAAGCACCTGTTACAGTGTTCGCACCACTGAAGGCAACATGATTACCAGAAGATGCGATACCATAATTGGCATACTGTTCTTGTTGATAATAAAGAATTTTTCTTGTTGCATCCCATTCCACAACCTTACCTACTGCACCAGTAGTTGATTGAGTAATCTTCTCATCAATCTCATAAGGAGATGAAGGAGAAGCTGCCATAACGATTGCATAGGTCTGTCTTACTTGAGATGCACTTGCAATAGTTGTTGTTCCAAAGTTAGTTGGGTTTCTAATGATACCAACTTCTCTAAAGTCGTTTGCAACTGTGAAGTCATCGCCTTCTGTCTGTTCTAGTTTAGTATTCATCATTACATAATGACCACCGAGTTCTCTTACAGCATTGAAACCATGTCCACCCTTTGGTGAGATGATTGGTTGAACTGCACCACCTGAACCAGAACCAATATTTGCAGCAGTAGTTAATCCTGTGTTAGAAAATACTGTAGATAAATCAATTGTACCAAATGTGTATCCAGCGCCTGGCAACAATAAGTTTGAACCAGCAGAACCGAATGCAGATATAGAACCACCTACAACTTTAATAAGTGCAACCCCACCAGAAGCACCACCAGCGTTTGTACCGTCACCATCGATTGCAGCGTAGTAAGTTCCGTTATTATATCCAGAACCAGCAGTTACACGAAGCGCATCAATTGAACCGTCAAGTGCAGCACCTGATACGTTAGTATCTGTTGTTACAGGGATAAAGTCTGATGTCAAGAACTTTGAAATTTGTGATTGACTTAGTGTGTACATATACTGTAGAGTATATCCACCAAGTTCAAATGGATTAAAGGTTACTGCTGTAGGTTCTGCACCACTATATGCAGTTCCACCATTATTGTCAAGTACTTTATATACTCTAAAGGCAGATGTCATAAAGTAGAATGTACTATCGTATAGATTAATTGCACTACTAGTTGTAGTATTAGATGCAGTGATATCATGTTCGTACATATCGTAGGTTGTAGAGTTTGCCCAGTTCCTACGAGGGATTACAAAAGATACATCTGAGGATGAAATCAATTTTGCAGCGAGCATTGAATCCCACTTATAGAATTCTGAAGTAACATCGTCACTTGGAGTTGGGGGTGCGTTATCGTCACCACCACTAGTTGTTGAAGTAAAAGGGGAACTCTTACCAATGAACAAGTAGTATGTCGTTGCAGCGGCTTCAGAGAATGATTCCTGAAACTGTTCTGCATTGTGTTGTCTAAATTTTTCTGTAATTATCGCTGCCATTGTTTTTTCCTATAATCTTATTTAGTCTGTTTACTCAACTGCATCCCAAGCTTGGTCTTCTTCATTCCAAGTTACACCATCACCACCATCAGCAGGAATTGCAACTGGAGCTTCCCAAGTTTTTGTAGTGTCATTAAGTGTCCATGAAGGGTATGGTTGGTCTGGATAAAAATAATCACCATTGCCATCCCAATTCATCCCAATAGAACCAAAGTTAACTCTTGACCCCCCAGCAACAAATGTTTCTATCCATCTGCCTGGCGAAGTATCATCGAATGCGTCAAACCAATTAGATTCACATTGTATGCAATCTACAACTTTGTCATCTACAATTTTTGAGAAATATGCCATTTTATTTTGTTTCCTTTAATTATGCTATAGTGTATCTGAGGATAATTACACCAGAACCGCCAGCACCACCTGTTGCAGTTGCATTATTTGAACCAGAAGAACCACCACCACCACCGCCAGTGTTTGTATCAGCAGCATTACCAACAGTACTACTAGTATAGTTATACTGTCCAACGGCACCACCACCAAGTCCACCTTGAGCCACATTGTTGCCTCCATCATAACTACCAGCACCACCGCCACCAGCGAAGTAGACATTGCCACCAGAAACGTGTCCCACACTATTAGTAGATGCTTCAGAGGTAGATATTATATTGGATGTAATTCCAACACCACCATCACCACGAGTACCTGCTGTGCCACCGGCACCATTAAAACCAACAGCGCCAGCACCTCCGCCTCCGCCACCACATTGTACAGCTCCATCACCAGAACCTTGTCCACCATTATTACCTTGTCCAGAAGTACCAGCACCACCAACGCCTGCAGGCGTAGTTGGGCCAAATCCACCAGAGCCTCCACCAGAACCTCCAGCACCACCTTGGTTAGCGCCTGTGTAGTATCCACCACGCCCACCACCCTCGACAGTAACAAGACTACCGATAGTTGAGTTTGAACCTTTGTTGCCATAATAATTAAGAGCACCAGCACCACCAGCACCAACCGTCATTGCATAAGTACCAGCATTAAATGTTAATTTGCTTTGTGTAGAACCGCCATTTGATGCTGTGGGTTGACCTGTTACAGAGGTTTTAATACCACCAGCACCACCGCCACCACCACGATAACTACCGCCACCACCACCGCCACCGGCTACAGCAACGAAGTCTACATTTGATAATGAAGCTCCTGTAGGAACAACAAAGTTTGCAGTACTTTTGAATATGTGTGTACGTTCATTACCATCATTAATAATAATTCCACCAGTTGGAGCAGCAACGACAGATTTATTAACTGTGGGTGAGGTCGTTCCATCACTGTTTGTTACGTTCACACCAATTACTGTGCCAGTTGATTGTCCATAGATTCCAGAAGGAACTGCTACAGTTGCAGCAGTATCACTAGAAGGTGTTACTGTAACATTTGTTGTAGAACCACCAGAAGGTGTAAAATTAACTACTAAGTTTGCACTAAGAAATCCAGTACCAGCGAGTGTTAAGTTGGTTGCAAATCCGTTATAAATTGTTCCACCAACAGAATTAAGAACTGCAACTACTGATGATACCTTTAACCAAGAAGTTCCATCGTAGTTTTCCATAGCGACAAGGTCTGTATTGAATCTTGTGTATCCAGCATTAGGACTGCCTGGGCGCTGTGCAGTTGTTCCAGAAGGAATGTCAAAAGCACCAGTAGATGTATTATTCGAATCTGATACTGCCGTTGATGTTACTGCAGCTGCATCTAGTTTTGCAGCGGTAACAGCACCGTCAGCAATATCAACAGTTGATACACCACCATCTCCAAGACCACTTGCTGTAATTTTATCAATTGCCATTCTTATCTATCCTTTAATGTAAGTCTACCCAAGCACTACCAGCGTATGCTTGAATTTTACTTGTAGTACTATTGTATACTATCATTCCAACAGCAGCAGACAACGCATTACGTTGAGTTGTTGTTACCGTGTTTAATTTCATTGCACCAGCAGTACCAGTAACGGCAATGGATGTTCCACTAATTGCTGTACCTGTAACTGCGGCAGGAGTTGTTCCACCAACGATACCATCAATGTTACCAGTTACGTTACCAGTGAATACACCAGCGATTGCACCTGTACCAGTAATGGTTGGTGAAGTTAGTGTTTTGTTTGTAAGAGTATCTGTAGATGTTCTTGCAACAAGTGTATCTGCACCAGATGGAATTGTAACTGTACCACCATTTGTAATAGAAGCAATAGTTGGTGTAGTCAAAGTCTTGTTAGTAAGTGTATCAGCAGATACCAAACTTACTAATGTAGAACTTGCACCAGCAGGAAGTAACATTGTGTTTGTTATGTTTGCACTATGTGGTTGAGGTTTAATCGTTTGTCCATGTGAGTTTGCATGACAGTTAAGTTTAATCTGTCCTTCAACTGATGAACCATCACCTCTAATCTCAAGTATATTATTATCTGGTGTAACTTCTAGAGCACCACCAGTTCCAACAATTCCACCAGTAGTTACTGTGGTGATTGTTGCAGCAGTGACAGTACCACTAATGGTTGGTGATGTCAATGTCTTGTTGGTCATTGTCTGTGTTGCAGTTAATAGTGCAACTGTATCAGATGACAAAGCAGAACCGTTACCAATTTTGGTATAGATTTCTACGAAGTTATCATTAATTTTATCACCACCTGTACGAAGGTCATCGCCTGTTCCATCATTGGCGGTACTTCCAAGTCCTAGTGCCTGATATGCCATTCGGTTTCTCCTAAATTCTTTCTTTTATTTATAACGCTTTATCAACTACCTGTATCAAAAGTTCCTGTTGTACTGTCAAAATTAACTGTATTCTCATCGAATGATGTATATACAGAACTTGAATTTGCCCGTGTGTTTCCACTACCGACTTCCTCATCGAATGTATTATTCGCATTGTCAAAGGTCATAAAGGTATTACTAAATGAATTGACTGAACCAGCACCACCACTAGAAACTCTTATCTCGCCTGGAGGTGGTACATTAATTCTTGTATTGAATGCAGAAGCAGGAATGTTCCCACTTCCATCTGATACTTGATTAATTCTAAATTGTCCAAACTGGTTAATAGTATAATAAGCACCATCGTTGTTATTAGTTC